GCTGGTTGCACTGGCCCTTGAGCTAGTGGTTGCATTTCTGCTGGAACAGCATTTATATCTGGTTGAGGCAACTCACCTTCGATTGGCTGATTACCTCCCATAGCTGGAACTCCTTGAGATTGCTGTAGTGTTGGCGATGCTTGTCTTACTGCTGCAAATGGGAATGGTTGAGGCGCACCAACAGCCATGCCAGTTTGTTCTGTCATAACTGGAACTCCTTGAGAATATCCAGTACCTTGATCATATGCTGCACCTTGATCAACCATAGGCGCATTAGGGTTATTCAGATTAGCTAGTGTTTGCGTAACATCTGGAGCCACCGTTCCTGTACCACCGTACCTTTGACCATACATATTCTGCATGATAGTAAGCTGTCTATCTTTTTGGTAATCATCAGTAGATTTACCGATAGCGTCAAAACCCAGTTTAATGAATGGAAGTAACTGAGGGTTATTCAGCGTCTGTGGGTTCATCACAGAAAACATCTTAGAATAGGCTTCTCCAGATTTTCCGTTTTGAGCCAACTGCATTGACTCTTGCATATTCTGTTGCAAGAATGGCATCATTACTTGAGCTTGTTGACGTTGCTCTTTTTCTTTCAAAGCAGTGCCGACTTGTTGACCTAGTTTTTGCAACGAGTCACTAACCCAAGCTGTTGACTTGGAGTTCTGATCTGTTCCCTGCATTATGAGTTCTGCGATAGACATAATATTTTAATATGCTGATCTAATTTGTGAATAGGTTCCTTGTGCTGGATTATAAGTTCTTCCAGTTGCCTCTGCTCTTGGCACATATCCCATTCCCATTGTATTGCCATAACTAGCAGCATACGGAGCGGCTTGTTGAGCGTATCCTTGTGTAGTATATCCACCAGTACCAGTCATTCCTCCACCAATTCCTTGTGTAGCAGCACCATATCCAGATAATGCGCCAGATGTTGCTTTTCCAATATCAGATATTCCTTGTGCTGTAGCTTGTTGAGCAGCGTAACTTGCCGCAATATTTTCTTTGTTCGCAGCATACACGTTAGTAGCTAAACCAGACTTAGCATTAAACAAGTTATTGTAGATGTCTCCAGTTGCTTTTGCTTTCTGTAGTCCCACTTCTGCTTGTGCTGATTGATAACCAAGTTGTAGTCTTCCTACATCCAATGGGTCTGCTGTAAATGCTCTTGCTAGTTGCTGCCAGTTCTGCGCTGTACCTTGCACACTAGGCATGGCGGCGAGTCCTCGGCCTTGAATATCTAATGATGTTAGACCAAGGTTTCTTGCGAATTGTCCTTGTGCTGCTTGGAATCCGCCTACTTTTCCTGCTGCCGCTAGGTTGAATCCTGCTCCTGCGCTCTCAGCAACATTCCGCATGATCTGATCTTTAACATCTTGAGGAACTTCACCCCTAAGGTAGGAGCTAACAACATCCATTGCTTGACCGATTTGGCTTTGAGCTTGTTGACGTTGTTTTGCTGCTCCGGGTTGAAATTGTTCTAGCTGTTGGCGATAGTAGTTTGAAATCTGACCAGCATCACCGATCATTGCTCCAAGGTTATACTCTGGAGCTTGAACGCCTTGAATCATCCCTTGGACTTGCTGTTGTCCTTGTTCGTATTGTTGAACAGCTTTGCGTTGTTGCTTTTTATATTTTCCTGCTGCTGCGCCTTGAGCTTTCTTAGCTTTGTCTGCTGCTGACATAGAAACTGCCGCTGCTGTTCCCGCTGCCGCTACAGCAACTACACCAGCACCAATAGCAAATGCACTGGTAAAAAACATCATCTGATGTTTATTGCGAATCAAGTCTTCTGGATGATGAAGGAATCTCATTTGATTAAATCTGTTCTATTGTGTCGCCACTTCTGTACCCTTGAATCATCTTTAGCGATATGTGGATTAAAGTCTCTTGAAGTGATTGAGTCAATAATTTCGTCTGGATCAGTTAAGTTTGTTACATGGCAAGTTGTCCAGATAGTATCTTTGTGGGTGTAAAGCATTCGGCGTGTTCCTGCTTCTGTGATGCCCGTGTAGCCCGTTTTATATCGGTGAGAAGGGATTCCATGATACCATACTGTTACATCCCCTTTAAGGACAAAAAAAGGATGAGTTGTAAGATGGAGAAGAGTTGTTAGAATTGTATCCTTCGGCATATAGATTTCCCGAATGTACATACCCGGCGTGAACCTATGAACTAACGGACATTCCCGTGGAGGTAGATTTAGAATCTCTACGTCCATTAGGTTTAGGTCGTAGTTAGGATCACCGTACCCTTCTACTGTCCTAGCGTCTAACTTCTCTGTGATCTCTAGTGTCATCGATATAAGAAGTAATCGTTTGGTGATGGAGATAGTAGATCAGAACCGATTAGATTCTCTGCCCTACTGAAATTAGAAATACGAAGTGTTCCACAAGTAGGAATCTCTGCGCTCTCCATTTCCTTTTCTTGCTCTTGTACTGCAATTCCAATGTTCTTTAGGAATTCATCTGCCTTCCTATTCTCTCTGGCATTCAATGCAAGGACAGCATAGATCATCGCATCTGGAGTGAACTCTAAAAGTTCTTTAGGATCGGTTAGATCAAAGTATTTCTTCGATGCGTAAAGCGTGATACACTCGCACGTTCTTGGTGCTGTGAACCTACGGAATGTAGGGTGAGCATCGTTAGGCTGATAAATTGCTATCAGTGTTTTTGCTTCCAGTGCCGTATCGTAAGCATACACACGAATCCTACCTTTAGTTACTGGCTTAGTTACTGCCCGAATCCCTTTAACAAGGAGGTCAGACTTAGCAAGCGTTGGCGGGTTAGCCGTTGTTACTTTAACTTTATGGTAGGTATCATACTGGTCTTGCGCTTCAAACATTAACTCTACTCCAATATCTTCTGACTCTTCAGCCATTACGCCGATTTGGTAGGGATGTGTAGTATAGTCTCTGAATAGAACGTGAAGTCCACCGACCTCGGTAATGCCTCTATGGCAGGATTGATCTGGACGTAGCGCGAGTGCGTTGGTTTGGTTAAACCATTCATCAGCTAGTGATGCAGCTTCATCGCCTACCCATGCTAGCTTGATTTGCTCATACCTAGCTGGTAGTGTGAAACAACTATTTACGCAACAAATCTGGACGTACTCTTCTTGAGTAGTCCAGTTACGTTTATTCCAGAGTAGTCTTCGTGCTTGGTTTACTGCCTTGACTCCACGCTCGTATGAACAAGTGCCTGAGTCGCCGACGAAACCCTTCACTAGCTCTACCATCTCTTCGAGGGTATCAGCCATAGGGATTATCGTTTCCGATAATTATTTCGAGCCTACTGGCTTGCCAGATTTAGGAAGCGGTGCGCTGGAGTACGGGTTAGTACCAGTGTTAGGTGGGTTGTTATTTCCCATAGGCGTTCCGATTTTACCGCGAGTTGGTGCGCCGCCTGATACTAAGCGTGGGTCTGTTCCTTTTAGTGGTGTCATATGTTTTGTTTTATTTATGGCTATGTTGGTTACGAAGCATGAACTGCCATCCATTCAATACTTGTGATATTAGAAATGTTGTTTTCAACGCGGATTGAAAATCCAGTCGTTGTTTTGCTCCCGTCATTTAGTGAAAATAAAGGAGTTGCAGAGGCTCCAATTGTGCCAGCGCAAACTGGAGTAATTGATACTGCATAGTTTACATCTGGAAGTGCGGCAAAAGAAACAGTTGGAGTCGAATCATTCGGAAGTACTCCTGTTACTATACCTCTTCTTACTTTAACCGCTGGTTCTAAAGCATCCACTCGCGTATCAAGTGCGCCAATCTGATTCTGTTGAGCAGCCAGAGTTTCATTGATTTGTGCAATCTGCGCTGGAGTTACATTGCCAAGTCCGGGAACATTGATCGTTCCATTAGATAGAACTTCATCAATGAATGTCTGAAATACATTCTGCCAATTTCCAGCAGGACAAAAGTCATCTGGAACATTTGGAAATGTAAGTGCAGGAGATGAATCGGTATTATCCATAGCGTTTAATTGACGATATTGTAACCCCAATATTTCTCTTGGCAACACAAAATTGGTTCGCATTCCTCATTTTCTTCTGGGCAGTCACCAACTGGAGAATCATCGTTGTTCTTAATGTTTGCCATTAACCTTACCCGATCAACAGTAGCTGCCCCAGTAAGGTGAACTTTGATCTGAAACTCGCTTCCTTCTACCGATGGAATACCAGCGAGATCATTACATTCACTTGGATCAGGAGTGTTAAACTTGTAGCGTTTATAGCGATTACCATTCTTCTGTGGTACACACTCAGTTACTTTAGGTGAGCATGGATTGCATCCATAGGATGTAGGAACTTTGAGTTCAGACCAGCATGGATTACTATCTGCGCGGAAATCGGCATAGCTTTCTACTTGTCCCTTGATTTCACTCATCCACATTTCTCCACCAGTAATCTTTTTGCGGAGGAACTTGTTTGTTGCCCCGCTTCGATTGAAGTCATATCTGCCAGTCGTAAAGAACGAATCAATCTGCCTTGTTCCATTTG